CAGCCGCTTCTTACTATTAGCCGCCTGCTTGGCCACTTCCTCGAACCCGGCCAAGTCCACCGCCACGAAGTAGCTGCCGTAGTCCGGCTCCTCACCGTACTTGATCCACTCCTCCTTGAACACGTCCGCGCCAGCGTTTGAAAAAGATGCAAGATATTCCTGTTTGAACGCAAAGGTGCTGAGGGTCTTCTTCGCCGACTCGATCTCCGACGGGTCGATCAGCGGGTTGTCCTGCGTGGTGAAGTGCCAGCTTTTCCAGTCGCTGTCTTGGTCGTCCTGCCCCAGCTTCCACAAATCATGGAACCAGTTGCGCCCCTTGGGCGTGCCGATGAACATCCCTCGGCCCTTCCTGTCCGACAAGCTGGCCCGAATGACTTGCTCCCACGCTTCGGGCTTGATGTCGGCCACCTCGTCCAGCACCGCATACGTCAAAGACACGCCTCGCAGCGTGTCCGGTCGGTCTGCGCCCCTGACGTAGATACGCGCGCCGTTGACCATCGTGATATCCAAGTTGTTCACATGTGAGGACTGGATCACCTCTCGACCGAGGTCCAGCAGCAAGTCCCAGATGATCTGCCGCGACTGCCCCATCGTCGGGCTGACGTACAGCACCGCACTGCCCGGTGGGCACTTGAGCGCTTCGATGATCAGAGTTGTGGCCGCCAGTCTGCTCTTGCCACAGCGGCGCCCGGCAGCGATGACCTTGAACCGGGTCTGGTCAGCGTAGACCTGCTGCTGCCAGGGCAGCAGGCTGAAGTTCAGGTCAGACATGGTATTTCATCGCCGTTGGCCTGATAGTGATGCTGTCTTGCTCTGTGTACTCAGGATACTTTTCAAGCAGTTCAATCAGCACTTCCGCAATTGACTCATGCGCGGTCAGAATTTGCGTCTCTTCAAGATAGTCTTGCTTCTTGAACGTAATGATCCAGTTTTGTTCAGACATCAGTTATGTCCCCCGCTTCGATGATCTGGGGCGCTTCGCCCAGACCCGTGATGTTGATCGTGATGGCGCTGCGCTGGTTCTTGTCCTTCTCGAACATACCTATTGGCAGCGTCCTGTCCATGCACATCTTCAGCGCCGCCATCTGACCGGGGTGCTCATCATTCAGCGCAATCTGGATCACCTTCTCTGCGACGTCCTTGCCGCCAGACCGGATCATCAGCTCTTTCAGTTCCTTGATGCGTTGGTGATCCGTCTTGGGCAGGATCGCAGGCGGATTCTCTGCGTACCTCTGGATCGTGAGCTGCACTGCACTTTGCTTTTTTTTCACTTTTGTCCTCTCGGGAAGTTTTCGCTATTTTAGCTTTTTCAGAACGGGGGAGGGTACAACAACATTCACCACCGATGCCGACCCCCTCCCCCCCCATCGAAATCGCCAAGTTCCTAGGGTTTACCCGTTTCTACTTCGTACAACGTCCATTATGTTAAGTCGATTCCAAGTTATGCACAGAAAAAGGAATACCGAAGGCAGCAGCGCAGGGTTATGCACAGCAATCTGTGGATAACTTTTGGATTGGGGCTGTGGATAACTGGGTCGGCTGGGGAATTGGGGAAAGAAAAATGAGAAAGTGGTGGAGGGTCCATTTCCCGGATACCTGCACCACGATAGCCAATCCCAATCACCATTCCAAACCGATAGCATTTCCCAATAAATACTTTTATAAGAACCGGGAACCTAAACACCAGTCAATGCCTCGCCAAGGGCTTTAAACGGGCCTACAAGGCTTCGTTAGTTGATGCCTGTGGGATGACAAGGACAATGCCTTCTCGTGGCGTATCGGGCCTTAGTCCCAAGTTGTAGAAAAGTCGGTAGGTATCGATGACCTCAAGGAAGCCAGCCGACATATCACCATCACCAGCAGCCAGGAGTGTTGCCCGTTCTGCTGGCCCGAGCTTTCGCTGGAAGTGTTTGACGTTAGGGTCTGCTGGTCTGCCCAATCCATAAACTCCCATTTGAATCACCATGCCTTTTAAAAATTATCTGTCCCAAAAATTCCGCATCCCGTTGCCCCTACTGCCCCTAACCTATAGGTGTTAGGGGCAGGGAGGGGCGTTTTAACGGGCTTTTGCCCCTAATCCCTAAAAACCCCTAGGGGCAGTCAGGGGCGTTTAGGGGCGTTTCTTTGCATCAACATCGCACTGGCTTGTGCCTCATTTTTGAACACCCAACCGTGCTCTGCTGGCTCCAAAGCGCCCGCATTAAGCATTGGCCCAATGATGCCATCTGCCCTTGATGCCTCTGTTTTGTTCTTGGCGGTGCGCTCCGACATACCATCCTTGATCAGCAAATCACGCAATGCTGACCTGCTTACATAGGGTAAACCCTCACGATCTTCTGCGCCGGATGCCCACCAAGCACGCTCAATGGTGCGCATATTCTCATCATGTTTGGAGGGTTTTTTGTGGGGTTTGTTGGTGTTGGACTCCACATCTGGGATGGCAACGCAGGTGGTGGCTGGGCTGCCAAACTTGGTGGTGCCCATTTGCACGACCTCAAGCTTGAAATAAATCGTATCGCCCTTGCTGGGCAACTCTCGCTGTTTGGTGACGGTGACTGACCTGATGCCATCTTTCTCCACCACCTCGATCTCGGTGTCGATGTGTGCTCGGATGCCTGACCAGCCTCTAGCGCCTTTGGCTGCGTCTTTGCCGTTATGGTGAATGATCATGAGGGCTGCGCCTGTGGCGGTGGCCACTTGGTCGAATCTGGCCATAACTGGTCCCATGTCCTCGCCGCTGTTCTCATTGGCTCCGGCGCTCATTCTGGCCAAGGTGTCGCCAATGATGAGGCGCACGGGCTGGCCCTTGATCTGCTCAATTGCCCTGACCAGCTCGATCACGTCATGGGCATCTTGATCGCCGTTATAGAAGTTCATGGGGACTGGCACCATTGCCAAGTTCTCAAGGTTGCAGCCGTGGTACTTTTTAATAGCCTGCATCCTTGATCGAATACTGGCGGGGGCTTCGCTGGCCAAGTACACCACTAATCCGGGATCGGTCTTTTTGCCGTAGCAGTCTGCACCAGTGGCAATGGCTGTGGCCACTGAAAGCGCCCAAAAGGTTTTGCCTGAGTTGCTGTCGCCGTACACCACCACGGCGCTGCCGATGGTCATCAAGCCCTCAACCAGTTCGTCTGGTGCCTCGTAATCACCGCCAAGGTTGTCGCCAAATACGACCTTGAGCTTGTCGATTACTGCTGTTCCGGTCTGCTGAACCAAAAGTGCTGAAAGGTTGTTACCTGCCTGTGCGTAATCATTGGCATCCATGCCCTCAATGGGCGGCATCACCACTCTGGCCCCATATTTGGCGCTGGCTTGGTCTGCGTAGCGTTGCCCAACGCCGTGTTTGTCATGGTCTGCCACGATAACGATGTCCTGGGTTGCGCCATACATTTCACGCAGGCTGGCTGTAACTGGCACCAAGCTGCTGGCGCTGTAGGCCACTACGCAAGGTCGGTTGGTGGTTTCATAAATCGTGGCCGCAGTTGCAAAACCCTCGGCAACGTACAAGGTGCCAGGCTCATCCAGTGAGCCTATCATCCAGAATTTCCCGCCTGATTTGCCGCCAGGGTGGTAGAGCTTCCCACCATCCTCATCAATGTACTGGAGGGTGCTGAGTTTTCCCTCTGAATCGTACAGCGGCACCATCAATCGGCCATCGCCAGTGATGCGAACGCCATGCGTCTGGATGCCCTTGCGTTTAAGGTAAGGGTGATCGGGGTGCGCTCCAAGACCACTGAGCCAGATCTTTTCCACTGTCTCGCTGGCGATCTGGTGCTGGCGCTCTTGGGCCGCTTCCCGCAATAACATGGACTCATTGATGCGCCTTGCGTGTGCCATTTCCTCAAACTCTGTCAGTTTGCGGCCAACGTCTGCCCTCCATGTCTGCTCAATGCCCGCCCTCCAGCAGCCAAAGCGCCCTGCTGGGATGCCGTCACCAAAAACCAGATACCAACCCGGTTTGTCGATGCCCGGTGTTCCCTTAGTGCCCGACTTAAAGCGGTGAATCTTGCCATCCATCTCAATGTGATCTGGTGGCTCCAAACCCACTGCACGCATTGCGTCAATTAGTTGAGCCTCTGGCGAGGCAACCAGTTTCTCTGGTGGTGGCGCCCAAGGGCCACCGAGGACTTTTGAAAGGTCAGCCATTGATTGTTGCCTCCTGCGTATCTGCTTTGAGTTTGCCGCCCGTCTTAACCTCCAGCTCGTACTGCCGTCCCATTGGGGGAGTGTCGCCCCATTGGTAGATAACTTGCGGCCAAACATCCATGGCTTCGGCCAACTTGCGAAGGCCTCCAAAATGGTCAATAGCTTCCTGTGTTTTCATGTTTTCTGCCTTTGTTGAAAAAATATGTTGACATCATATCTTTTAATTGTGGTAAAGTCTAGGCACACCACAAACAGATTCCCTGACAGTGGTGCAAAAGAAGGAGAGCCAGATGGCTATCAATTTGAAATCGACTGGCGGTTTAACTGCCAATGGTGTGAAGTTGTTGGTTTATGGGCAGGCTGGTGCAGGTAAGACCACCTTGGTCAAGACGCTGCCCAATGTGATCGTATTGTCTGCCGAGGGTGGTTTGTTGTCCATTCAGGACGCTGACCTGCCTTACATCGAGATCGCAAGCATGGAAGATTTGCGCGAGGCATTTACATGGTGCCGAGACAGCAAGGAGGCATCGGGCTTTGAGTCGGTGGCGCTTGACTCGATCAGCGAGGTGGCCGAGGTGGTGCTGGCCCATGAGATGAAGAAGTCCAAGGACGGTCGGGCTGCTTATGGTGAGATGAACACCACCATGCAAGAGCTGATCCGTGCGTTTCGGGATTTGCCGGGTAAGCATGTGTACATGAGCGCCAAGCTGGAAAAGTCTACCGACGAGATGGGCAAGATGCTTTACAACCCTGGGATGCCCGGCAAGAGCTTGACGCAAGGTCTGCCTTACTTCTTCGACGAGGTGCTGGCCCTGCGTGTTGAGCGCGATGCCGAGGGCGTGACGCAACGGGCCTTGATGTGTGATAGCGATGGCCTGTGGCTGGCCAAGGACCGTTCGGGCAAGCTGGCTGGTTGGGAAGCACCAGATTTGGGTGCAATCATTAACAAGATTGGGGGCAAGCCATGAAAAAGAACGACCAAGCCTTTCCAGTTGGCTACAACGGGCATGAGGGCATGACGCTGAGGGATTACTTTGCGGCAAAGGCGATGCAGTCACTTATTTTGGACAAACATTTTCAAGAAATGTCTAAAGAAAGTCCTGCTTGTTTGTATGAATTGTGGAATGAAGTAGCTGTTGAATCTTACGATTGTGCTGACGCCATGCTGAGAGCGAGAGAAGCATGATCGAAACCACCGACATGGCCGAGTTGGCCCAGATGTGGCTCAGAGCAAAGCAAGAAGAAAAAGATGCAACAGAAGATCGACGCGATATTGAGGACCACATCAAGAAGTTGGCGCGTATCTCAGACCAACTTGACAGCACCGAGACCGTTGTTGCAGAAAGGTTTGAGATCAAGATCGAAGGCCGCATCGACCGCAAGGTCGATTCCGAGAAGCTGCAAATGCTTGCCACTGAGTCTGGACTGACTGACCACCTGTCAACACTTTTCCGCTGGAAGCCTGAGATCAACATGGCGCTGTGGAAAGCTGCTGACGAAACCATCACCGGGCCTCTGGCTGGTGCTATCACGGCCAAGCCTGGCCGCCCATCTTTCAAAATCATCCCCAAGGAGTAAATCATGGCTTTTTTATCAGAGACTTTTGACATCAACGAATTGCCTGTTGGCAACACTGGCAGTTTTGAGCCTTTGCCTGCTGGCTGGTACACCGCCACCATCTCGCAATCCGAGCTGAAGGCCACCAAGGCGGGCAATGGTCAGTACATCAAGCTGCGTTATGACATCACTGGCCCAAGCCACCAAGGGCGGGTTGTGTTTGGCAACTTAAACATCAAGAACGCCAACCCGAAGGCCGAGGAGATTGGCCGTCAGCAGTTGGGCGAGATCATGCGTGCAATTGGCTTGGCAAAGGTTGCCGACACCGACCAGTTGATTGGCGGGCAGATCGGCATCAAGCTGGAGGTCAAGCAAGACGCTCAGTATGGGGCCAGCAACGAGGTGAAGGCTTTTAAGTCTTTGTCTGGAAGTGCAGCGCCTGCGGCCTCTATGCCACAAGGCCAAAGCAACCCTGCGCCATCTGCTGGTAAGGCAGCGCCACCGTGGGCTAAGAAGTAAGCAAAAAAAATGCCCCGGCTGATGAAGGCCGGGGCAAAGTTCCCAACAGGAGAAACCATGAAAATACCCGAGAGTGATCATAACATTCAGGCGCTGATTGACAAGCACCATGAAGCCACTGCTGAAGTGCCTAGACCGCATCTTGGGGCCAGTAGCTTGGGCCATGTTTGCGACAGGTGGCTGTGGCTGTCGTTTCGGTGGGCTGTGCAACCCTCATTCCCTGGCCGCATCCTGCGACTGTTCCGCCGTGGCCATCAAGAGGAAGCCAACATCATCAGTGACTTGCGTGCCATTGGTTTGGATGTGCGCAAGGTGTCAAGCCAGCACCGGGTTGACTTTGGCAGCCATGTCTCGGGTTCGCTTGATGCCATCATTGACTCTGGCGTGCCCGAAGCGCCCAAAACCAAGCATGTGGCCGAGTTCAAGACGCACAGCAAGAAGTCGTTTGACGCACTGGTGAAAGATGGCGTGGAGAAGTCTAAGCCCGAGCATTTTGTGCAGATGCAGGTCTACATGGCCGGGACTGGTCTGGACCGTGCGCTGTACTTGGCCGTTTGCAAGGACGATGACCGCATCCACACCGAGCGCGTGAAGCTGGACAAGGATGTGGCTGGCAAGGCCATTGCTCGCGGCCAGCGCATTGCTTTGAGTGACCGCATGCCTGAGCCGATCAGCTCAGATGCGAGCTGGTATCAGTGCAAATTCTGTGATGCCCATGAGTTCTGCCATGAGTCTAAGACCACCAAGCATGTGAACTGCCGCACCTGTGCGATGGCCACACCATTGTCGGACTCGACATGGCACTGTGCCAAATGGGATGACGTTATTCCGGTGGATGCACAGCGCAATGGCTGCGAGAGCCATGTGCTGCACCCTGATCTGGTGCCGTGGCAGCGCAAGGACGGGCCAAACGAGTTCACTGCCGTGTATGAGATCAATGGCACGACTGTGGCCAATGGCGATCCAGAGCAAGAGGGGGTGTTCAGTTCTAAGGAGCTGCTGGCAAATGCTGATGCCTGCGCCGATAAGGGCTGGACGCAGTTGCACGATATGCGCAAACAGTTTGGTGGAAGGGTGGTGGGTTGATGCTCCGTGACTACCAACAACGCACCATCGACCAGCTTTATGCGTGGTTTGAAGCTGGCAACCAGGGCAACCCCTGCCTGGTGCTGCCGACAGGCTCAGGCAAGAGCCACATTGTGGCCGCGCTGTGCAAGGATGCCTTGCAGAACTGGCCCGAGACTCGGGTGCTGATGCTCACGCACGTCAAGGAGCTGATCGAGCAAAACGCTGAGAAGATGCGCCAGCACTGGCCCGGCGCTCCAATGGGGATTTATTCGGCCAGCATTGGCCGGCGTGAGTTGGGCGAGCCGATCACCTTTGCTGGTATCCAGTCGGTGCGAAGCAAGGCGCGAGAGCTTGGCCACATTGATCTGGTGATCATCGACGAGTGCCACCTTGTCAACCACAAGGATGAGGGTGGCTACCGTGCTTTGCTTGCCGAACTCAAGGCCATCAACCCTGCTTTGCGGGTGGTGGGCTTAACGGCCACACCTTACCGCTTGGGGCATGGATTGATCACTGATAAGCCTGCGCTGTTTGATGCCCTGATTGAGCCTGTCAGCATCGAGGAGCTGATCTACAAGGGCCACCTGTCAACTCTGCGCTCCAAGGTCACCAAGGCCAAGCTGGATGTGACTGGCGTGCATAAGCGTGGGGGCGAGTTCATTGAGTCCGAGCTGCAAGCCGCGGTGGACACGGATGACAAGAATCAAGCTGTGGTGCAAGAGGTGATGGCTTTGGCTGGCGACCGCAAGGCGTGGCTTTTCTTTTGCGCTGGCGTTAAGCACGCCGAGCACATTTCCGAAGCCCTGCGCCAGCAGGGGGTGGCCGCTGCTTGCGTGACAGGAGACACACCAAAGAAGCAGCGCGATGAAATGATTGCTGACTTCAAGGCTGGCAAGCTGCAAGCCCTCACTAACGCCAACGTGCTGACGACTGGCTTTGATTACCCTGACATTGATCTGGTGGTGATGCTGCGCCCCACCATGAGCGCCAGCCTGTATGTGCAGATGGCTGGCAGGGGAATGAGAGTCAAGAGCCACACCGACCACTGCCTAGTGTTGGACTTTGCTGGCGTGGTGGCCACACACGGCCCGATCACCAACGTGCAGCCGCCAAAGAAAGGTGGTGATGGCAATGGTGAAGCGCCCCTCAAAGTTTGCGAGAACTGCGACGAGCTGGTGCATATCTCGGTGATGGTCTGCCCTGCCTGCGATCATCCATTCCCACCAAGGGAGGTCAAGAAGCTGCAACTGCATGATGACGACATCATGGGGCTTGAGGGCCAAGAGCTGGAGGTGACGAGCTGGGCATGGCGTGAGCACACCAGCAAGGCATCGGGCAAGCAGATGCTGGCTGTGACGTACTACGGTGGGCTGAGTGACCCGGCGGTGACTGAGTATCTAGCCATTACGCACGATGGTTATGCAGGCCAGTCTGCTGTGCAAAAGCTGATCACGATTGCAGAGCGTGCCCAAATTGTTTCTGGTGGTCTGAATGTTAAGACCATGATCGAGGTGGTGCAGAACATGAACAACGCAACACCTCCAAGCATGATTGAGTTTCGCAAGGACGGTAAATTTTTCAAAGTAACGAGAAGGAAATGGACATGAGACACGCTGAACCCGAGTTCTTAATCCAATGGCGCGAGTGGGACCGTGCAGGCCCACCAAGGTGCTGCCATACCTGTGAGCACTACGGCAACGATGGCCAGTGCGTTGAGTTTTTTATGAAGCCGCCGGCAGAGTTTGCCCAGGCTGTTGGCGAGTGCCCCAAGTGGGAACGTGAGGTTCCGTTTTGACTGATCGCATACCAACGGAGCATTTTGAGCAGCGCGAGCTGGTGCGCTGGTTTCGCCAGACCTACAGAGGTGTTCGCATCTTTGCAATCCCCAACGGGGGCCAGAGAAGCATTGCCGCTGCCACCAGATTGAAGATCGAGGGCGTGTCGGCTGGAGTGCCCGATCTGTTCATCCCTGCCTGGCGCTTGTGGATTGAGATGAAGCGCATCAAGGGTGGCGTGCTCAGTGCCGAGCAGAAGGATTGGCTCAAGTATCTGGAGGAAGTGGGCTATTGTGCTAAAGTGTGCAAGGGTGCTGATGATGCCAAGGAGCAGATCACTGCCTTTTTTAACCAACACAAGGACACGCTATGACCGAGAAAATCAAAGACCGTTACATGACTTTGCGCCTGCCTGCGGATGTGGAGGTGGAGCTGCGGAGGATGGCCGAGGCCAACACCCGCACGCTGGCCGCGCAGATCTTGCATTGCATCAAGCTGGAGCTGGCACGCCAGTTCGCAAGGGATAAAGCATGAAGCGGCCCAAGCGTTACACCATGCTGGACGGGCTGATGGCCAGCCCCACCGAGCCGCTGCCTGTGGAGTCACGCCGCCACCAGTTAACCCGCATGTATGCGGGGCTGGCCGCTATGGAGCAGGGTGAAAACCCCACGACTGACGATTGGCTGGTGGTGTCCGATGCGGTCAACCTTATGGAGACTCTGACCGAGACCATGAAGGTCTGCGAGGACAGTTCTGGCCTGCTGATGGACGCCATCACCGCAATGGCAATGGCAGGTAAGCGCAACCTTGCTGGTAACGCGATCAGGCTGGACGGGGCTGGTATTCAGGCTGTGCGTGCTGTGCTGGAGGACTATGCCGCCTTGTTGGATGTGCTGCCTGCACGCACCATGATTCACTGTCACCGCCTGACCGAGAAACGCATACACGAAATGCTGGACGGGAAGCGCAAACCGCATGATGTGGAAATCACTTCGATGTAAGGGTTTGTCCCTATAAAATAAATGTGTGAGATTGTGGGAAGTGGTGTTATGATTCAGTCATCGCAACACAACTCTTGGAGGTCATATGACCGATTTCACTTTCTCTCCCGCAGACTTTAACTCCACTGAAATCACAGTGGTTGCCAACACGCCAGACGGCAAGCAATACCTTGCGGAGCGTTACGGCTTTGCTTGCGTTTCCATCAACATTCGCAAGTCTGCTGCTCCTGAGTTAGCAGACAGTTTTGAATTCCAGGGCTTGTCTTACTCTTAACTTAACCGGGGCCACTGGCCCCAAGAAAGCACCCCATGAAGCACCATAAATATCACTACCACCCGCAAGTCAAAGCCGCCAAGCTGCACGCCCGTGCAGAGGCCGCACTGGACCTGCTGACCGCACTTGTTATCGGCATCGGCTTGGCCGCTTGCCTGTTCTACGGGTGGTCGGCATGAAGACAATCTGGATCAAACCAAAGCCACTGACCCGCTGCCAAATCCTTGGCGTGTGCCAGTCCAAGATGTCACCAGCCTGCTTGAAAGGATGCCGCAAATGAGCTGCATGAACATCCAAATGATGAACAGCCGCCAGTCTGACGAGGACAGGGCCGAGCGCCTTGAGTTTGCAATCGAGGCGCGAGCTGCCGAGCTGCTGACGCATGGCGAGGCTTGCGACCCGATGGATGGCTTCAACATCGCCGAGGCGCTGGGCGAGGCAAGCACCAACGTCAAGATGGTGCTGGGCAAGGTGCTGGCCGAGCGCAAGTTCGACCAGGTGGGGTTTCTGGTGGATAGCGTCACCCGAGAGTATTGGGGCAAAAAGGCCGATGAGATGGCACGGGAGGAACTGGCATGAGGTTTGCGGCGTGGGAAGCGCACAACCTGGCCAAGTTTGCCCAAGACGCCGCCAAGCGGTTGTCTGAGCAAGACGAGCTGATCAAGAGTCTGCAAGCAGACTTGAAGACAGCAATCCGTGCCTATCGGCACTTAGTAATCGAAAGAGCAAATGATGATCTATCCATCCGTACCGAACAAAGAATTCAAGTGGAGCAGCGGGGCTGACGTTCAGGCTACATGGCGCAAGTGGGGCTGGACCCCACCGTCAGAGAAGATGACACCGCCGCCGCCAGAGAAGCAAGTGACATTCGAAAAAGTCAGGAGATTTAAATGAAAGAAGCATTGAAGCTGGCGCTGACAGAGGCCCAAGTCGCAGCGATCACTGAGCCTGCGCTTGCGGCCCTGCGCAAAGAGCATGAGCGCATCCTAAAGCGTGAGGCTAGGAAGCTGGACAAGGCGCTCGCAGCGGCAAAGGAAGCTGCTGCTGACTACCAACGCACCCGTACCTTGGCACTCAAAGCCCAGGGCGAGATCAGAGAACTGAAACACAAACTGAGGGAATACCAATGACCAAAGAACAAGCATTGCAGAGCATCAAAATGCTGTCCGCATTGGAGTCGTGGGCCATGATCCAAGACACCAGACTACCCGACTATTTGCACGAAGACCTTCGCAAGTCGATGGAAGTGCTGGAGCAAATTCTATTGGAGAAGACATGAACTGCTGCAACGATTTTGGAGACTGCAACCAAGGCCGCAACTGTCCGGTGCGTGTGGCTAAGTACAAACCTGTGATGCGAGCCGCTGACCCGCTGCCGCCAAGCATCTGGCGCCAGCAGCTTAGGTACTTGGCCGAGTGGGTGCTGCTTAGCCTTGTCGGCGTGCTGTGGATAGCTTTTTTGTTGTTGCTATTTTGGAGCGTAACCAAATGAACCCGTTTGACTGGAAGAAAGACCCGCGCCCGAGCATCTTTATGAAAGATGTCTCGTACCGCGCCAAGGGCGTACCCGCCACGACCGACTACAAGGCGTTTGGCATCTTCAGCCGGGCCAAGCCTAGCGTCAAGCCGTCCCTCAATAAGCACGAGGTGCCTAAGGGACGGCTTTGAGGCTTACTCTTGTTACTGTGGGCTAAACAGACCAGTGGCTGCCCCAATGTTTGGGGCAACATTTCCAGACATTGAGCCAATTGAAAATGGTCCAAGTGCCGCCCTTCCAAGTGCAGGCAATAACTCAGGAATATCTTTGCTGATTACATCGTAAACACTGCGCCCAGCCAATTGTTTGGAAATGCTTTGCAATTTCTTTGGGTCAGTTGTTGTCAAGATTCTGGTCATTTCATCTGCCACAGCACGGGTTTGTGCATCCCCAAGTTGAGCGTAATCACGCTGCAACGCTTTCATCAAAATCCCTTGAACACTCATGGCCGGCAGATCTCGTACAGCTTGACCTCCAGCACGAACGTCTTGAATTGCTTGTGTTCGTTCTGCTGTTTGTGATCCTTGCAAGACTTGTTTGGATGTGCTTTTCATCTCAACTTCAGACTTCATGTTTTTCAAGAATGTTCCAAAAGTTTTGTCTCCAGCTTCATCTCTTGGAAAAGTTGCTCTAAGCACCCTCAAATTTTTTGGATCATTGATAATTTTCAATGCTGGATTACCTGTTGGGCCAACAACAGTTGCCGCTGTTTGTGCGCCACCAAGACGATCAAGTAAGTTCTGCATGACGCCAAGACGCAAACCCTCTAATTCTGATTTGGTCATTGTTTTCATGTCATTTAGTAAGACATCAACATCTTTTGGTTGTTTGTTTAAGGCTGTGCGCCCTTCTTCCATTGCATCCATAACAGCAGTGTCTGAGGCCCAAACTCGCCGTGCATTTTTGTAGGTTGGATTTGCGGCATCCAATTGGTCAAGAAACTGAATTCGAGTTCCTTTTACTTTTCCAAGTTCCGTAGAGCCAATACCGCTTGTGGGATTTTTTCCTGTAAATACAACATCATCCAAGCCCATCTTCATGTAGTGAAGAAATGTTGTATTTATATCGGTAACTGATTTGCCATCGGTTGTTTGTAATTTTCCATTGACAACTTTTACATCAGGCAATTTGATGCCTTCTTCTTTGGCAATCCTGACAGCTCTGTTGTAAGCATCTTGCACACTTGGACGAGTGAAAAGATCAGTCAATTGCGGAGTGACTGGCACATCTTTTTGCAATGCCCTGCTGTAAAGTTTGCCACCCAAGTCTGCTCTTGCATCTTTAAGCGCATTAAACTCATCAAAGAAAGCAGCCTTAGAGCCAAAAGCAACTTGCAAATCAGATGTAAGTCGAGAAAGCATCCCCTTGTCTCGATTTTGCAAAAACTCTTGCGCTTGTTTTTTGCCAGGGCCAGGGATAGTGTTTGCCGCATCCAAATAAGCCCTAGTGTTTGGGCCAACATCAGCAATGGAGTAAGGCTTGCCCTTTCGCTCAAGCACAAACTGGATGGCTTCATCTACGCCACCCTTGTCATTGATTAAGGCTTGCTTAATGAGTCCTCTTGCCTCATCAGTTCCAATGCGCTGTGGATTGTCAAAAATTGACTTTACAACGCCTCTGTACACAGCTCCAGTTCCCATCCCAACAGCTTTTGCTATTGGCAAGGCGACCAAAGCAGTTGCAGCACCAACACCGCCAGATTTTAGAGATTCAGGGCTAAAAAGCTCGGCCTCTGATTCTCCAAGACCAGCAGTAAATCCTGCTGCACCAGCAAGGCCAACTTGTGCAGGCAAAGTGGTTACGGGCTTTCGCGCAAACAAAGATGGCACAACTGCGCCCCCAATGTTTGCTGTAATGCTTTTTCCAGGTGATTTTTCTGCGTACTCACGAAGGCCAATGCGCTCCATCTGAGTGGCAACATCCCTTGGTGATGGTGCGGGTTGATCTGGTGCACCAATTGCAAGTTGCTTAGAGATTTCGGTTGGCCCTGGTGTGAAATAAGATTTTAAGGCGCCGGTGACATTTTCAGAAAAATTAAGACTCAATCCTTGCAAGAACTGCCCAAGTCCACCTGTTGTCACACTCTTGGTGTTTAGCTGATCAAGCATTTTTAAGCCAGATTCAGTGATTTGTCCCTCTGATTTGGCTATCTCTAACTCATCTCTTAAGTCAAGAATTTGGTCATTTAACGAAGCCATAATTTACCCCTTAATTTCTAAGACCACCACGATTGAGTGCTTCACGAGCTGCTGAGTTCCCTGTTGAACGGGTTCCAAGAGCATTAAAGCGTTCGCGCAAAGAGCTTGCTGCCGGGCCATACAAAGGACTTGTTTGGGTGTACTGATCAAACGCTTCGTTGAATCTTGTATAGGCTTGCACAGGATTTTTTGTAACCAGTTCTTGATTTGATGCCAAAAATTGGTTTGTAAATTTAGCCAAGTCTTGCTCTCGGTTGAGCTTGAGTTGCAATGCAGACAACAACAATTTGTTGCCCTCTGGAGTTTTGGACAAGCCAGGTGAGCCAGAGGAAATAAACTTCAAATCAGCATCGGTTGGGTTTACGCCAAGTTGCTTAACCTGCGGCAAAATTATGCCTGTTGCAAAAGACTGAAACGCCTCTTGGCCTGCCAGCCCTTTAACCTTAAATTCAGGATCAAAGAATTGTCCAGCTCGTCCAAGTTGAAGCATTGTGTCTTGACCAAAACCAGTTCTAACGCCTTCATCAAGCAATGTTTGCATATTTTGCACAGTGCCAAGTGCGCCACGAGCAGCCTGCCCAGCCTTGATGTTTGATGAAATGTTTTCCGTAAACGTGTCGCCAAACCCTTTTTGCATAGATACAGTGACAGGGTTGGTAATGTGAGTAACCGGGCGCTTAGCTATTGTTGTTTCAAGGGCTTTTGCGTTAACAGCATCAATGCCTTGTTGCCCTGCTTGCGCAAAGATTTTTGCTGGATCGGCTGTTCGGTACAGAGAAAGCGCAGCGTTAGCCATATCACCTGTAAACGGTGCTGGCTTTGCGCTGCCAGTCATTACAGGCTTGTAATCACCGCCAGGTGTTGTTGGAACGCTGTAAATTGTTTCGCCCTCTTTGATTGAAACAGTTTTTGGCCTTGTCAACTCTTGAGCATCAATTAAGTTTTTAAGTTCTGCTCGACCGGCTGCTGTACGCATCAACTCAGGCATTACACGTTGGATGTCGTAGGATGGCGCAGTCATACCCTCACCAACCTGCTGGCCCATGATGTCCTCGCCAAGAATTTGTTGGCCAGGCACAAACGCACCCTGTGCAATTCTTTGGGCTTCTTGCTGCTGAAGCAATGCAGCCGCTTCACGCTGGCGTTTTGTTGCCGCATCTTGACGCGCAAGTTCTTGGTCTTGACGAGTCAGCGAGAGTTGCTGCGCTTTGTCTCTTTCCATTTGCAGCATCAAAGCGCCTTGACCATCGCCACCTCGTCGCAGCATCTCAATGCCGCTGTCAAAGGTGGACAAGTCGTTGGGATTCAATTGCCCAGCGATCTGCTGGCGCAGCGTGATGCGCTGCAACTCAGGGTCTTGACCACCGAGAGCGCCACCGATCGCGCCGCCCAGCATGTTGGCCCCACGGCCAATGGCGAAGTTCGCCTGCTGGAAGGGGTCAAGCTGCGCAAAGCGCAACGCCTGAGCGTCCATTCGGTCTTGCTGCTGTCGTTGGTACATCTGCGGCGTAACGCCGAACAGAGAAGGTACGATATCTGCCATGTCTGTTACTCCTTAGAACCCGAAATTCTGCGCAGCCAACATCTGCGCTTGCTGCGTCTGCGGGTTCGCAAATGCACCCGCCAAGTACTGGCCTTGCTGACCATACGCGCCTTGGGCTGTGCCACCAAAAGGATCAAACTGCCTTGCAATTGCGTTTGTGAGCGCCGGGTTCTGAGATGCACCCACCAAAGCCGTTGCGAACGGGTTGAAAGCGTTGGCTTGGAACGACTGCTGTGACGGCATGTTACCTGTCAAGAGCGCCTGGGCACCTGCGGCGTTTGCGTTGCGTCCGCCCAAAGCAGACCCAATGTCCAACGGGGCTTGACCAAGCGTCTCTAAACCAGCAGCACTCCTGAGATAGGCTGCATATGGGTCCAGCGCAGCAACTTGACCTTGATAACCGCTTCTTGCCAATTCACCGCCTGTTGCAAACAAACCAGCACCAAAACGGGCTTGGTCCATACCCGCTTGCTGCGCCCCAGCCGCCAGTTGGGCGTCTTGTTGGGCGATAGCGTTGTAGTACGCCTCCATCTCAGGGCTGGCAGCACCAAGGCCAGCCGCACCGCTTGGGCGCTCGCCTGTGGCCCCAACGGACAGACCGCCACGGCCAGTCTGGAACAATTGGTTTTGGAGCTGCGCAAACTGACGCTCACGGCTTGGGGCCAGCAAGTTCTGTTGACCAGCCATGTACTGCTGCGCGGCCTCTTGGGGTGACTGGGCCAGGTACTGCTGGCCGAGGCCAAACAGACCCTGCGCCGCTTGGCCCAAAGGCGCAAACTGCTGCTGCGCTCCCTCGGCTTGCGACAGACCACCACCTGCCAGACCCAAGAAGCGGTCTTGCATGGCCGCCAGTTGGGGGTCGAGCGTGTAGCTGGCACCCGACACGCGGCCTTGGGGGTCGGTCTGGAACTGCGACGAGCCGAAGCGCGTCGTGATGCCAACCGGACGGAAGCGGGCTTCTTCAGCCGCGAGCTGCGCTGCGCGTTCTTGCGCGGCTGCTTGGGCTTGCGCGGCCTTACGGGCAGACCTGCCGCCGAACAGGCCACCTGCTAACGCTAATCCGCCACTAATAAGTGATGCTGGCATATCAAACTCCAATCAAAACGTCGTCCACCTTTGACGGGTCTTTCTCGTCGGTG